TTGATTATATTTTATAAAAAATAAACTTGAAAGTCATGATAAATGAAAAAAGGAAAAACGTCAAAATTAAATGTTTTTGATGATGCAAAATGTCACTATGGTACAGTAGACTCAAAAGAATTAAAATCAATTTACATTGTATTACAAACATGGGTAGAACCCAAATCTGAGGAAGATAATTGGACTAAAATTACAGGTCTCATAAAACGTCAAATACTACATACTCTATTAGAAGTTGTTGATTCTTCCACCTTTGAAAGGAAACAAATTGTGGATTTAGATTTAAGAACAAGTGGTATACAAAAAAATAAAAAAAGTTTTTTAAATTTAGAAATAACCCTTTTTGTTCACGACAAAACTACAGATTTTAAATCAATTATGTTGAGGTCTAAAATAAAAAAAATCATAAATTCAATTTATTTTGATGACTTAAAAAATTCTAAGTATTTTACATTAAGTAAAACAAAAACTAAAGAAACCGAATTAATATAATATTTATCATAAAAACATTATGAAAATATTAGGACCAAGCGACACGGGTAAAGGAATTCTTTTGGAGTATGATGCAGGAATTATAAACCCAAACGAATATAGAAATAGCCAAGTAATTAAAGAATCTTATGGTCAATTAGATCATTCAAAACCTTTTGTATTTTACGCAACCTTACAAAAATATGGAGTACCAAATAGAAATGGTAGGGTATACCCTGAAAAAATATTAAAAAGAGAGGCAGAAAGATATAAAGACATGATTAATAAAGGAATGTCTATTTCTGAACTTAATCACCCTGAGTCTTCACTTATAGATTTAGATAGAGTTGCTCACCTTATCACTGAAGTATGGTGGGAAGATAATGTATTAATGGGTAAAATAAAATTACTTACAACTCCAGGTTTTCACGAAAGAGGTATTGTTTCTTCTAAAGGTGATATTGCTGCAAATATGATGAGACAAGGTGTTACAATGGGGGTTTCTTCTCGTGGTGTTGGTTCCTTAGTTAAAAAAGGCGAACAAAATGAAGTACAAGAAGATTTTGAACTTATATGTTTTGATTTAGTTTCTTCACCGTCAACACCAGGTGCATATCTTTACTTAAATAAAGATGATAGACCAAAATATGAAGAAAAACTTACAGAACATGAAAACGTACATTCAAATTCTTCTTCTTTGAACAAATCTATTGACTTAATGAAAAGATTATCCGATTATTTGGATAAATAAAATTATTAAGATATGGATGAAAAATATTTTGTAGCAAGAGTAACAACCGACATGGTTGATGAAAACAGCGGAAAGGTAAAAAAAATGAAAGAAGAAAAATTAGTTAAGGCGTATTCACCTACAGATGTTGAGGCCAAAGTAACTAAAGCTTATGAAACTTACACGATGGATTGGAGAATAACTGCGATTGTTGAAAGTAAAATTGACGAAGTAATAGAATAATAAATAATTATTTTTCATTTAAAAAAGGGAATACTTGTTAGTGTTCCCTTTTTTTATTTTTAGTCATTTTATAAAAAAATTAACTTTTTTTTAATTTGGGTATATTTATTTGATAAATAAACCAATAACGCATTGCTTTTTAGAAATGACAGGAAATGAAAAATCGATAGTAGAAAACACCTTATTACAAATAAAGGCAGTTGAAGACGCTATCAGCGAAAACGCAAAAGGAATACTTGCTTCTACGATGAAGGAAGAAATCAGTGAATTAGTAAGGGAATCATTAAGTGGTTCAAAAAAATCTAAAAGGTCTTTATATGAACAAGAAGAAGGTATGGAAACCCCAGAGGTTGAAGACGAGAATTTAGAAGACGGAATGGAAGACGGAATGGAAGACGGAATGGAAGATGAAACAGAAATGGCTGATTATGAAATGGACACCGACGACGAAGGTGACATGGAAATGGATGCCGAAGTTTCTGTTGATGATAATCAAGAAATGCCTCCATTGGACATGACTCAATCACCTATGACTGACGTACTTAAAGTATTTAGGGCTATGGGAGATGAAGATGGTATTATTGTTAAAAGAGATGGTAAATTTTTACACATATCTGACAATGAAACGAACAAAGATTACATGGTTCAATTAGAGGAGAGCAAAAGAAAAAGAAAAATGAAATCAAGATTAGATGAGGAAATTCTTTATGAATTAAGTTTTGAAGATAAAGAAGTTGGATATGATAAGTATTCTGACGAGTCAGGTTATGATGATCACGAAGATGAATATGAAGATGAGTACGAAATGTATGAAACGGGTAATACTACTGAATATTCAGAACAAGATCAAAAACCAAAACCTATGTACGAAATAGGTGGTGAAGATGATTTAGGTGCTGAAATGTACGAACAGGATGACGAAGATGATTTAGGTGCTGAAATGTACGAACAGGATGACGAAGATGATTTAGGTGCTGAAATGTACGAACAGGATGACGAAGAGTTGAAAATGGAATCTTTTAAAGCTAAAGGAAGAGTAGGAAAAATGAAATTCAAATATCCATCTAAATTAAAAAGAGGTGTTGCTGAAACTTCATTTGAAAAAGAAATGGAAGAAGAGTGGAACGAGGAAGAAGACGGTGAAGAATTATTACCTATATCACGTAAAGATTCTGCAGAACAATCTGAAGCGGCTAGAACTTTGGGTAACGGTAAATATTGGGGTAGAAAAGGCCTTCCTAAACCAAGAACCGCACCTAGACATTTAAAAGTTGAATCTGTAAATGGTGAGTTAAACTTATTGAGAGAAAAAAATGAAGAGTATAAAAAAGCATTAGACTTCTTTAGAAATAAATTAAATGAAGTTGCTGTATTTAATTCAAATTTAGCATACTCAACAAGATTGTTTACCGAACACTCAACAACAAAACAAGAGAAAATAAATATTCTTAGAAGATTTGATAATGTAGAATCTTTGAAAGAGTCTAAAAATCTCTACAAAACAATTAAAAACGAATTAGATGGTAATGGATCTGCGACTGTTGTTAAAGAATCAATCACTGAAAGAGTGGTTAAAACTCCACAAACAGGATCAGCAACAAATCTAATCGAAAGTAAAACGTATGAGAATCCTCAGTTCATGAGAATGAAGGATTTGATGGCAAAAATTAAATAAAAATAAACTTTTTTAAAAATCTGTATATTTATATACATAAAATAAAAAAAATAAACTCTAATTAAAAAAATTAAAAATGGGAGCATTATTAGAATCAGGTCTTGTAGGTAACATCGGTCTTAAGCACTTGAAAGTTATCAAAGAAGATACAATTAACAAATGGGATAGATTAGGATTCCTAGACGGTCTTAAAGGACACATCAAAGAGAACATGGCACAGTTATATGAAAACCAAGCGTCTCACCTAATTAACGAAGCGGCATCTACTGATAGTTCAGGTTCATTTGAAACTGTAGTATTTCCTATCGTTAGAAGAGTTTTCTCTAAATTGTTGGCTAATGATTTAGTATCTGTACAAGCTATGAACTTACCAATCGGTAAATTGTTCTACTTTGTACCTAAAATCCAAGGATATAATGGCGACGCAGCTAACCCTAACACGCATTTTGCACCAATCGGAGCTCCAGGTTCAGATAGTACTACGGCATCAGGTTATGATGATGGTAACGAATACGCTAAAAATCTTTATGATTTATTTTATGAAGGTGCTGAAGCAGGATTAAACCCTCCAGGATTATTCGATTATTCAAAAGGTACATTTACTGCGGTTACTTCACCTACAACTGTTTTAGAGTGGTCTAACGGTACTCTAATTCCATCTAATAACAGTGCTACTTATACAGCATCTACAACAGGTGTTAGAAAAGTATTATTAAAAATGTGTGGATTTAACCAAGTGGGTACTGGTAAATTAATTGGTCCTGATGGATCTGAAATGGATACAGAATCTTTCCTTTCTGATTTAAAAATCATTAAATCTGATGGTTTAACTATTGGTGGAAGTTCACCATGTACTGTTCCTTCTGCTACACCATTATTGTTTAGAGTAGTTACTCAACAATACGGTAAAGCGATTGTTAATCCTAATTATAATGTAGTTAGAACTGAATTCCCTGGTGGAAATGGTGGTTCTTACGAAAGTGTATGTTCAGTTGATGGATGTATTTACTTAGAAGTTGATTTATCTTGTCCGGTATGTGCTGACTGTAACGCTACATCTTTAGATGGTTATACAGGAGCAACTGTAACTGCAATTCCTTCTGGAACATCATTTACTGCGGTATTTAAAAGATACGCTGAATTAGAATTTGAAGATAAAATTGGTGAAGTTTCTTTTGACCTTGAGTCAGTTACTGTATCAGTTACAGAAAGAAAACTAAGAGCACAATGGTCACCTGAATTAGCACAAGACGTTTCAGCATTCCATAACATCGACGCTGAGGCTGAATTAACAGCTTTATTGTCTGAGCAAGTGGCGGCTGAAATCGATAGAGAAATCTTGAGAGACCTTAGAAAAGGAGCGGCTTGGAACCTAAGATGGGATTACAACGGATGGAGAAGAATTTCTCAAACAACATCATACACTCAAAAAGATTGGAATCAAACTTTGATTACAGCAATTAACCAATTGTCAGCACAAATCCACAAATCTACATTGAGAGGTGGAGCTAACTGGATCGTTGTTTCTTCTGAAGTTTCTGCAATCTTTGATGACCTTGAGTACTTCCACGTATCTAACGCTTCTCCGGAGCAAGATCAGTACAACATGGGTATCGAAAGAGTTGGTACATTGGCAGGTCGTTACCAAGTGTATAGAGATCCATACTTCCCAGCTAACCAAATCCTTATCGGACACAAAGGTTCGTCTTTGTTAGACACAGGATACGTTTACGCTCCGTATGTACCTCTACAATTAACACCTACAATGTATAACCCATTCAACTTTACACCTATCAAAGGTATCATGACGAGATACGCTAAGAAAATGGTTAACAACCGTTTCTATGGTAGAATCACAGTTGATGGAGTTAGAACATTCGACTTACAAGAATTGAGATAATCAATATCTTAACTGAATAAGAGAAAGGAGACAAGAAATTGTCTCCTTTTTTGTTTTTGGTAAATTAATTAAGGGGTATGCTCATTTAACACAAAATTAACCTTGTTATTATGGCTTTTGAAACTATTTATTAAGAAAAAATACTTAATTATGAAAAGTTTTTTAATCTTACTATTTACCTTAATGTCGTTTATTGGGATTACCCAATGTAATCAATATTTAATTTACGAAAGTTTTACAAGTACATTAACAACACAAGGAGGTACATGGGGCGTAAATTCCATACTTGCATCAACTTCACCAAATAGAACCGGTAATTATGCCGCAGGATTTAATGGTACCGGCGATTGGATTAGAACGCCACAAATTGCAAATCCGGGCGTTCTTTCTTTTTGGTATAGAAGAAGTAGTAACTCAACCGCTTGGACTTTAAATGTTCAAACATCCCCTGACGGAACAACTTGGACAACAAGGGGTACTGTAACTGCACCAACAACAACCTATCAACAATACACTTTAAATATTGGAGCTTTAGGTCTTACAAATGTTTTTATAAGGCTTTTAGATGGTAGAGCATCAGGTGCACACGAAAGATATGTCGATGATTTAGGTATTACATCAACTGTGACAAATCAAAATACACTAATACCATTTTTAGGAAATTGTAGTCAAACATTAACATCTACACTTACTTATACAATAACTGATGCCGGAGGACCTACTGACACATATAATAATAATTTAGATCAAACAGTAACTTTAACACCATCAGATAATACAAAAAAATTACAATTAAATTTTTCATCATTCAACATAGAGGCCGTTTATGATTTCTTATATGTTTATGATGGACCAAATACAAGTTCTCCCTTACTTGCAACATTAAATGGTACATCATTACCCGCAACAATTACTGCTGAAAATGCTTCAGGACAACTTACATTAAGGTTTACTTCAGATATTAGCGGTATTAGGACTGGTTTTCAAGCAACAGTAACATCAGTTACGGTATGTACAACACCAACAAATGGAGGAACATTAAGCACTAATAAAAGTTTAACAACAGTTAATGATGGGGTTTCTTTAACGACTACCGGAAATGGTGGGTCAATAACAAAAATCGAGTGGTCATTTGATAATTTTACAACAGTAGACGGTAGTGTTACAAACCCCGCAAATCCGTACAACATTCAATTAAACGTACAAGAAGCAAACGTGTATTTTAGAACAACATCAAAAGACGGTACTTGTCCATCTGGTGTTTCTAATATTGTAAATATAACACTTAAAAGTGCACCACCATATTCATCAGGAATTGTTGATGGGGACCACATAACAAATGTTACTTTTAATGATATAAATAATACAACAACTAATGATGGAGATGCGTATTCAGATTATACCTCAATAATTGCAAATGTTACAAAAGGTGAACCTTATAATTTATCCGTAACTGCAGCAAACACTTTAAATCCAGGTCAAGGTTATGCTGCTTGGATTGATTGGAATGGTGATGGTATCTTACAAACAACAGAAAATGTTTTATTAAAAGCAACGGCAAATTCTACATCACAACTTGTAACAATACCTTCAGATGCAGTAACAGGTGACGTTTTAATGAGAGTATTATCTGTATGGAATAGTACACCTGATATTGATGCGTATTATTCGTTAGGTTATGGTTATGGAGAAATAGAAGAATATACGGTTAGAATATCAGTTGCCTTGCCTGTTGAATTGAGCCAATTTGAAGGTGATTTATATCCATTATTTAATGTGATTAAATGGTCGACAGAATCTGAAAACAACTCAAGTCATTTTGATTTAGAATCAAGTGAAGATGGTTATGTTTGGAAAGTTATTGCAACAAAACAAGCTGCTGGTAATAGTAATGAAACTATAAGATATTCATATATTGATAATAATTTAAATAGTATTGTTTATTATAGATTACAACAATTTGATATTGACGGTAAGTGTGAGACTTATGGTCCGATAGTTATCACGAGGGATATTACAGATAAAAAAATTGTCAAATACATAAATTTGATGGGTCAAGAAGTTAATCCTGAAAATATAAAAGGAATTGTAATTGAAATTTATGACGACGGAACTATGAGAAAAATAACCAAATATTAAGATATTTATATTAAGTTATGAATATTAATAAAATAGTAAAAAAAATAATCAATGAAGCAAATTCTAATAGATATGCGGGATCATACAACGGCCCTTTGACTATGGGAGAAATTGATTGGGAAGACTACGCTTTAGGTCCTTTTACAAATAAAGTTTCAAAATTTTTTAATGCTGAGATAGAGTATGATAGTTATGATGGTTCTTTGGACTCACATAAAAAAGATAGAAAAAAATTAGAATCAAAATCAAAAAGAATTTCATTATACAATAAAAAACACCCTCAATCAAATGATGAAGACGGTGGAATCATAAATCAAACACCAGGTAAAGGTAAAAGAATAGTTCCTGTTAATGAGTGGGTTGAATTAGATAAAATACCATTAAATGAAGATTTGGCGGTTTGGTTTGGAAAAAAGAAAAAACCAAAGGGATCTTCACAACCAAAAGGTCCGTGGGTTGATATATGTAGAAAAGTTGACGGTAAACATCCTCCGTGTGGTAGAAGTGATACGGATAAAGGTGCGTACCCTAAATGTAGAGCTGCTGGTGTTGCGGGTAAAATGTCAGATTCACAAAAAAGATCTGCATGTCAACAAAAAAGAAGAGCGGAGAAAAAAGATACTCAGTCAGGTAAAGGTCAAAAACCTGTAATGACTTCATATAAAACAAAAAAGACTCAAAAAGAGTCTTTAAATATTATCGTTAGAAACATTTTATCAGGTCTTTAACAATTTTAAAAATTCTAACCAAGTTTCTAAATTATTTTCGTTTCTACCTATATTTGCCGAATAACAACACAAAAAAAAGATTATTACTAACCTTTTTTCCATTTACCACCTTTAGAGTTGTATCTTTTAACCGCGGCACCATTACAATAAGCACTAGGACAAACTTCGTAACGTTGTCTAGCCCAAGCTAAAGATTGTTGCCACAATTTTTTATTAGTTGCGACATTCTTTTTTTTTTTACGACCCTCTTCAATCATATCTTCATCTTCTTCATAATCACTACCACCTTCCATTTCATTTTTTAAAAAATCAAAAACTTGGTCCATATTATTTTTGGCTTCTGCGATGTGGTCTTGAGCCCAATCGTGACCGTTCTCTAAAATAGACTCAATTTCTTCTTGATCCATTTCTAATAACATTTCACATTGTCTTTTCATTTGTTCTAAATTTGAAAAGAACATATACCTATTTGATCTACCTTCTTCTTCTTTTAATACTTTACGTATAATATAATTGATATTCATAATTTAAGAGTTTAAACCATTAGGCCCACCTAAAACAACCATGTTTAATTGTACAACAGTTCCTCCTGTTAAGTCAGAATAGGTAGGATGTGGTGTATAAATTTCTGTCAGACTTGTTCCTGAACAATTTTGAACACAAAGAGTATATTCAGTATTTGCGCTTGTTTGTGGCATGTTTTTATTTTTTTATTTTTTATTAACTATTTCGAATTGTAGTTCTCTTTTATAAGTATCTGTATTTTTATCAGAAACGACTTTTATATCTATAAAATATTCATTTGGTATTTTATCTCTTGTGTCAAAAACAAAATAAAACCCATCTGTTGTTTGATTTATTCTTGTCCAATCTTGTACCTGTACTTCTGTATTTGCCCCTTCTCTAACATAAATTCGATAATAAGCCTTAACATAATTCAGTGTTGATTTTGAAGAGTATGCTTGTTTTACAACAACATTTACTTTACGAACATCAGTATTTAAAATCTTTTCATTCTGTTTAATACCGTCAAATGAAAAACCAAATATTTTAGGGTTTTCGGTAGTCGTACCAATATTAAATCTTTTTGATTTTTCAACCAATGCGAATTCATTTTCTATATTATCAAAAGACTCTGAATTAATTGTTATGTTTTTCCATAAATCATAATAAATACACGGAGCATTACTACAATCAATTGCAGGTACCGTAACTTTATACACTCCTTCGGTAACTAAACATGTTGTTAATGAAGAATAAACTACACCCCCATTAGAGTCTAAAATATCAACAATTGGGTTAGTATCAAATGTTAAAGGTACACCATTATCATAAGCATATAAATATAAATTATTTTGAACCCCACAAGTAAAATTATTTCTATTATCTAATATTAGATCGTCATAATTTGTTTCTAAATATGGCTCATAAAATGTTTGTGTATATGGTGAGAAAAAACCAACTGAATAGTTTTCGGTTAATCCTGATATATTTTCTACTTGTGGTAAAAATGCTATTCCGTAGCCCGTAACCCCTACAGTACCACCACTTAATCTTGAATTTATTTCATTTGTCATATCAAATTCAATATCCTCATTTCCAAATTCAAAATGTTGTGTATCAACAATTGTAATTGCCGAGTAATTTATACCACTACCCGTTGCTGAATTAGTGTTGTCATATAACCCCGGTGTTGTCCAATCACTAATAGTTGTGGTTTGAAACCAATTGGACGGTCTATCTGAATAGTTTTTATCGTTTAAATAATTCGTATTAAAGTCGTAATAATCATAACCAACACCACTATCCCATTGTTGGTTTTGTGGTATTCTAAAAAGAATTAAATCAAATGATGTTGCCCTTCTTCTACCTTGTGAGGTCTTGTCATTTAATAGTTCTTTATCAAAAAAAGAAGTATTTGTCATTCTAAG